TAGACATAATATAAAAACTCCCTTTTTAATTTTATAGTACTATTATACCATAGAAATCAGGGAATGTAAAGGAAAAAATGCACTTAAATGAAAAAAAGTGATTAACATATTAATCATTTGGTACAATCCTTTCTTCAACTTCTTTAATGTGTTTACATTTTCTAAATGCAATACAGTCACAATCAAACCCGCTATCACGCATAGTGACGGTGTATTGATCACCTTTAGATCCAGTCACCGGCCATCTTATGCCGACGAATGGATGTTTGTAAGTATTTATGATTTCAGATTCATGAGCCATTATAATGTACCATATTTGTTGGCCATTAATTGATTCCAGTACCTAGCCTGAGAACCAAACCTTGTTGATTTCTCACCGTAATCACCAGGAAATTTACCGTTTCGTGGCATAGCTTTAGGTTGTTTATTAGGAGAACGATTGGCGTTAGACCTAGATGGTGCGTTTTGAGTAGTGTTGAATTTAGTAGACATAATATAAAAACTCCCTTTTTAATTTTATAGTACTATTATACCATAGAAATCAGGGAATGTAAAGGAAAAAATGCACTTAAATGAAAAAAAGTGCATTTTATTTTATTTAAGAAGCCATTAATGTATTTAAAGTATTTGTCTCATACTTTGGTAAAATGTCCCAACTTTTATTGATACCTAAGAAACGACATAGTTGATCTACATATCTTTTATGTCTCTTTTCCCACTTACTTTCCCAAGCCTGTTCGGCATGTAATGTAGGGTGATGTAAAAGTATTAATAAGTTTTTAGGTCTTTCATCTAGCAAAGAAGGTAATAATCCGTCATAAGAAAAGTTGGCTGAAGATACTACAAAAAGTTTTAATCCTTCAACTTGTCTAGATTTCTTTTCTTTCTGTAATCTGTCATACATTTCTGGATCTGACCAATTCAACCAAACAAGGTCTTTACCCATACCATCAAGGTATATATCTTGCTCCATCAATCTTTTGCCTTCTCTTATTCTAGTATCAGCCATTGACTTAGTTAAACCCATTCTTAATAATGCTGATTTAGCACCATCAAAATGTTTATGCTCTGACCAATAAGAATATAAAAACTTTTGAACATCCGCCTTATTAATTTCAAGTCTTGGTTGCTCAGACAGTTTATTCAGAATAAGCCCATACTCCTGTAGTTCTAGTGGAGTATACTTAATCCACACATTTTTTTCTATAAAAATTACTGGATAATCAGATGCACATGATTTCAGTGCAGCTTTGTACCTATGGTTACCATCTAACATAGAGTGTAAACTCGGACCTCTGTAATTAGCTAAAACAACTATAGGTTCCATACCAAGAGTAGAACATGACTTATCATTAATACGTTCAGCTATTGTATCAATATGAACTGTATTAGATCTGACGTGTCTAACTTGGTAATGAGTGTACGTACCAATTTCAACTAAAGATTGTATTGTGGGGGTAATTTTTGCGGTTTCAATCGCGTCGTCTAGTGTTTGAAATTTATTCATTTTGAACTCCTTTGTTCATGAATTGCGAGATTTCGGATTATTCCTAATTTCTCTATTTTATATATCTATTATATACTAAAAAAGTAGAAAAGTAAAGGACTTTATTTTCTACTTAGTGTAAATTATTGGCTGCTGGGGTAGGAGTCGAACCTACAAGCTTTTAGCACACGAGAAACAATCGTGCGTGTCTACCAATTTCACCACCCAGCAATAAACCTATATGGTCTCTAAAGCCGGGATCATTCTTGTTATTCCAATTCCTCCACCAACTCTTGGAAAGAAATCAAACTTTAAGAATTCTTCTAACTCTGCTTCTACTCTTTCTTTACCGAATAAATCAAATAAAAGATTAGCATATGCACCATCTGTAATTGTATGGAATGTATCACGCATCTGATCAACATCACATGATCTTTCAGCTGAACCTATTGTTTCCATACCACCTAATATGACATCGATCTTTTTAGATCTTACTCCATCTGCATATCTACTCATATTCCAAAATGGACTTGTAAATTCTGGAAAGTCTGTAATCATTGCTGTACCAAATTGCTCAAACATTTTTGTTTCATGTTCAGCTTCTAATTCTTGTTCAGGCTTTAAACCAAAGAACTGTTGCCATTTTCCATAAGGTCTTTCTTCTGGTTTTTTAAATCCTAAGTAGTTAACAAGTTCATATTCCATTCTTGCAAGATCATATATGTTACCCGGCATTTCAAATTCAAACATCGGAAAGATTATATCATGTCTGCCTGGTATTGCGTTTGGTTCTTGTCTATACGAAGTGGAGACACAAAAAAACCCCTTAGATTCAGGGGCGGATAATAATTCGTGTTCTAACCACATTTGACCTGTTTGTGGCAGTGGCCATACTTGGCCTGCATAATTGTAAGTAGCAACATTAAATGGATCTTCGCATGCTGCAAGGATAGATAATCTATTTTGAGTGTGTACTTCTAAAAAACCTTTCTCTAAAAAAAATGACCTTAAAAGGCCAACTGTATCTGTGAATTTCTGTGGGGGTATTAGCTGAGTCATTGTATTTCCTTTATTTCATAAATCATATTATATATACGAATTTTACGTTAATATTTTATCTTTTTTAAATTTATTACCATTCCATACGTATACACCTTCATGTACATATTCTTTAGACTTCTTATCGTTAATAAAAATATAAACTATATCAGGATAATTTCTCCACATTTCAAGTTTTGCTTCTTTACATCTATCGAGTACATACGGAATATTGCCAGAATGTTCTGTAGTTTTAATTTCCACTGGATCAAGCATTGGATCTAATAAATCTTTATACGGTCTTTCATCATCGTCCCAACCGGTTTCAAGTAAGTATTGCTCCGGAGCATGGCCATATAAACATACCTCAATTATTTGATTAAGGGTTCTGCCACGAGCTGTAGAAGGTTTTCTATGTATCTGTTTAGCTTCATTTACAGCACGGTCATACCATTCATTTTTGTTTTTAATATCATCAATACTGAATGACATATCCATATTAAATATTTTTGTAGACGTATTCAAGTGCACGATCTGCCTCCTTATCCATTGGTCTTGATTTATACCAATTACCAGTGTCAATATCTATTTCACGGCATAGTGTTGTAATTTCTTGAGCTGTAATTGGATATTTGTTTTTAATTGCATTACCAGCAGTAGCAACCATAATCTGATACATTTTATGATACCAACCGGTATTGTTAATTAACTTATATTCAGTTACCATTTGCTTTGGTACAAACGGGCAATTTCTATATGTTGACCAATTTATATTAGTATTATCGAGTTTTGATTTTCTATGTTGTATTATTTCTTTTTGCATGTCTTCAGGTAATCTATCAAAGAAACTACTACTGTTACTTTTTTCTCTATACGGAACTTTAGTCATTACCACATCAGGATCGATAGCATCCCCATCATTACTAAAGATAAAATTAAAAGCATTATCATATTTTGCTGGAATATAATACATACGAGATAGATCTTTGGTTTGTTTATCTCCAACTTCGCCGAGTAGCGTTTGGAGAGCAAACCAAAAGTGTCGAATCTTTTCAGCTTGAACATTTTTTGTAAGTGGAAAGACAATACGAAACTTTGGTAAAGATTGTGTACTGCTAGCAGTAGAATAGCAGACATACTTATAATTACCAAACTTAGTACGAAGTGCGTCATGTAGATCTCCTTCAAATATAAAATCATCAACATCAACTGCACACCAACCTGACCACATAGTAACATTATCATTTGCACGAGTAGTGTCAGGTTTGTAGCAAGCTGGTGACATTAATGGAGCATCTTTCTTAGAAGCAATCCTTCTTTCAGATAGTCCATACAAAGCTTGTTCAAAAGAATCGAAATCTTTGAATGTTAGCTTTTCTTTAGTTTTATTATCAAATATGCTCTTAAAAAGAGTCAGTGATATTTCCATGATTTCCCTTGTGTGTTGGTCCTTCCCAACCTTCAGGTTTTACCAAGTCTGGTAATCCAAGAGGATTAGGTCTACCTTCTTTAATGCCAACTTCTTTTGACATATTGGCTCTATATACTTCGTCCCATGCTTTATTAGCATCAACACCAAATACTTCAAGTGTACCGATAGCAAAAACACATAAGTCAATAATACCATCAACTATTTCTTCTGCATCTTTTTTCTCAAAAGCATTCTTTGTTTCATCAAGTTCTTCTTGCATCATACCAATTCTAAATTGCATGAACTTATTAATTTTTCTCCAATCTACATCGGATTGCAATTCAGCTTGCATCCATTTGTTGACACCATATTTTTTATGCATGTCTTGCATGTCTTTAAACCAGTTTGTACTCATACGAAAAAATCCTCCAAGGTTGTTTGTTCTTCGGCAGACCAGCCGATAGAATGTAGTATTAGGTTAAGTGGTTCTATAAATGTTTTGTTAAATTGTAAATCATAATCAATATAGTTATGCAACTTTAATTCTTTTGGTAAAGCATCTTGGAAAGCAATAACATTTTCTTTGATTGGATTTGGCAATTTAAGATAGCAGAACTTTATTCTACTACCATTTGTAATTAATTCATACTGTTGTTGTAATTTATTATACTTAAGATGTTTATTAAAAAGTAATGAACCTCTTACATGTATTGGACAGCTTTTCTTATATATTGTTTTGTGATCATGCCAGTCGGTGATATTTGATACTCTTCTAGGAAATGCAACCTGCTCAGGATTTAAAGTTTTAAATTCATTACGAAAGTCTTGAATAAATCTTTGTGCTTCGGCTTCAGTACCAGATATAATTAAGTTAAATGCTTTCTTAAATTTATCACGTACAACTTCAGGTGTAGAAGACTTAATAGCTTCAATACCCATGATTTTAAGTTTAGGTTCTTTATATTGAATGCCTTCATTGTTATGAACATTAAGAATATATCTTTTCTTAGCAGTCCATATACCACTGTCAGATATACCTTCTCTAGCCATGACCATTCTATTTTTATGAGCATTCATATTTTTAAATAACTTTTCATAAGCTTTTTGTAATATAGGTTCAAAGTGTTCTTTACAAATTTTATCTAAGAAGAATACGGGATTAGCTGGAGATAATTTCTTAACTAATGGACCAAAGTTAACATATAAAGAATCCGTATCAATTGCTACAACATAATCTTTTTCTGACTGAAGTAATTTATTCATAGCAGCATTCATTGCTTTTTCAGCCCATTGAATTGCAAGTTGACCAGATAAGGTAACACCTTCAGCAAGTCTAATATCGAAATAATGAAAGTGTTTATTGCCAAGTGCACCATAAAGACTATTTAGTAGAATTTTTATAGCCAACTGTTTATTTTCAAGTGTAACTATTTCTTTATCGAGTTGAGCAGTATAACCATTTTGTATTTCTTTTTGTGCGGCTATCTGCATTTGCTTTACTGAAACACGTTCATCATAGTATTCTTCAATGATTTGTGGTAATACACCGTCAATGTCTTTACGATAAGAAGAACCATTTGCTGCAACCGAATATTCACTATCAACACTTTGACCACTAAGATAATAACCAACATCATTCATATGATTGTTATCAGTTAAAGTCTCTGGTGACATATTGTATTGTACAATTAAGTTTGGATACAGTGAATTTAAATCAAAAGATACTATCCAATCATGTCTACCAACTTGTGGTTCTTTAACGTAACCACCTGCAAAAGACCTATACGGTTTTTCATTGTCACTTAAAGGTACAACTACTTTACTTAAGTTTAGTTTACGATATATGATTGATTCCCATATAGCAGTAACACCGAAAGTATCTTGGTAATTAACACCACCTTTGTAAGCTATGGTTAAGGCCAATGTAATAAGAGCCATCTTTTCTTCGAGCCTGTCAACTAACTGAACATCTTTCATGTTATAGTCAATGTACTTTTGGTGATCATCTTTATACAAGTTTTTAAGAGAACCTGAT